GGTTATTTTAAAGTACTCAAGATTAGGTTCACCTCCTTTGGCTTTCTCTCCCAATTTGTAAAACCAATTCTTTTTCCCTTTGACGTTACCGATTAGTTTGCATTTCCCTTTGGTAGCCGTCAACGTAGAACGTAAAGCGTACCATGATTCTTCTCTTGCTCTACTTGCCTCGTCAAATACTGCTGCATAAACATCGTCACCGTATAAGTTGTCAGGTTTCTCTGCAGATTTAAACTCTATCCGTGAACCTATCGGAGTAGTTAAGACAAGTTTAGATTCATTACTCTGAAAGAAGTCACGAGAGTTGACCTGTGCTTTCATTCTCCTGAATGCTATCTCCGCTTGTTGGTACACAGGAGCAACCCACCACACCGCTTGGTTTTCTTTTAGTTTCAAACTCTGTTCAAACAACCAAATAATATGAGATGCAGTTTTACCTGTCTTAGTCGATGCTGCCGTAATTGTGTAACGTGCAGGACTATCTAAGATGGCTTTCTGATAACTCGTTAAAAATGGTCGTTTGTAGTTTATTTGCATACTTTCTGTAACAAATCTATTCTCTTTTTGTTAATCTCTTTAATGTTGTGATGCTCGTTGCAGTAGTTGTAGTTGATTAATCCTATCTCTTTACTTTTTCCGCTTTCTATCAGTTGCGTTAACGGTGTAGTCCAATCGTTATTCTGCACAAAGAAAACTCCTAAGTTACTTTTGTGGTTCGTGTATGGCTCTACACTTGAAACTAAAATAGGTCGCTTGTACGCAGCAGCCTCAACAATCTTCAACTCTGACTTGTAGCGATTGAATGTCTGAGCCGTCAAAGGTGCTAAACAAATGTCAATCTCAGAATAAATCTCAGCGTATTTATCAGGTGTTGTCCCTACTCTCGTTTCAAACCATGTCGGTCTGTTCTTTTGGCTTTCTCCTGTTATGGCTTTCTCCATCTCTGCCCACATTCTACTATTCTCGTGGTGTCCACCCATTATAAACCTATATCCATACTTCTCACAGATAGGTCTAATTTGATTTGTAAGCAACTTTATGTCCTCAACGTGACTTATTCCACCTACCCAACCAATCGTTGGTGTATGGTCTTTATTTACGTTCCATTGAGCCTGTGTAAAGTCTACTGCATTTTCAGCAATCGTAATGTTGTCGCCTTTGTAAAACTCCTTTATCTTTTCAGCAAGTTGTGGAGTCGTAACCTGAACGCCATCAGCATAGGTTAAAGCGTTCTTAACTCCGTCTTTGATGTAGGCTCTGTAAAACTTGTACGCTGGGTTGTACTTCGGCAGTACCCAATAGTCATCAAGGTCAACGATGTAAGGTACTTTGTACTTTGCAAGTAATGGAAGTATGTTGTACTGATAGCGTCCTAACCAACGATTAAATATAACGCAATCGTATTGCTGATAGTCAAGGTTTACCCAATCTTCATGGTTCAAGCTGACATCAACAGTAATATCGTGGTCTTGTTGTAAACGAAGATAGGGAGTGTACAATCTATGAAAGGACACTCCGTTTGCTCCGTCAAGTAGACAAATTACTTTCATTAAAAGGGTTCTTTGGGCTTTGGCACTGCTACAGAGTGAGTCGCTTTGCTCTTCTCGTTTTGTTGCTTCAATTTTTGTACACGCACACGCACATCACCGTATTTGTTTACTTCTAACTTGCCGCTTTTAATTGCTTCGTTTAGTTTCTCGATGTTGATGCTGACGTTTAAGCCGTAGTCATCAGACCAGGCACTACCTAAGTAAGTTGTTTCCATTTCTTTTAATATATTCGGTTATAATTGTGTCAAGTGCTATTCCTATTTGTGTTGGGTTGGGCATTTCTATATCTTCTCCTCTTCTCCAATCGTTGTAGTAGATCAGAAGAATGATTGCTTCTTTTTCGGTCATACCTTTTTTTTATTAACCTGGTCAAAGAAATCTAATTCATCATTAAGACGTTTTAAAAAGTTTTCTTCACCATCATCTCCTGACAATAACCAATCTATTCGATGGGCGTATATCTGTGCTTCTCGTAAAATGTTAACGGCTTCTTTAAATCTCTTTATTACTACTCTTGGGTATTTGTGATGATTTTTGTCTTCAGGGTTTCTCTCAAGCCATTCTTCATCTATCCATGATTGCTCTCTAAGTTCTTCTTTAGTTTTTGGTTTACCGTTCTTTTCAATAAGTTGTTCTATTTTGTCGGCAATATATCCAATCTTATATTGGTCGTAATCAAATTGTCCTCCGCTCATAATTAGTCCAAGTTTAAAGTTACGTTTATTACTTTCGCTTCTACCGTAGCCTCTACTGATTCTTTTGGTTTGCCGTATACTCTCGATAGAAGCGTGTCCATTGAATAGAGTGAGCCTTTCTCGTAGCTCTTTATTATAGCCTTTGCAACGGTTTTCTCAAGCATGGTTGCTTCGTCATTTTTAAGAACGTCTTTGATTTGTTTTTCGTCCATTGACATAATTACCTGAATTGAATCGTTTACCTGAGAAAGTGAGTAGCCGTTCTCTTTCATCAGTGTAGTAAACTTTTTAGGTCTGCCGTTAGGATTGTTTGTCTCTCCTTTTTCGGGTACTTTTAAAGTCCCTCCATTTCTTCCTTGAATCTCTTTCATTACTTTGTACTTACTTTGTAATTACAGATTTATCCCTCTTTCAAAAAGCATCTGTCTTAGTTGCTCCCTTGTATCTTCAAGTAGGGCATATTCGTTCTCTTGAAGTTCGCTATACTTGATTTTCTGACGTAGAAACTCATCGATTTCGCATAGTACACAGAAGTAGTCAAATCCTTTGTTTGCGAAGTTATATTGTTCCTGGTCTTCAGGTAGTTCAAATTCTATTGTTGCTTTCATTTTATTTCGTTCATTTTAACTTGATGTACTACTTTAAGCATTACTTTGTGTTCTTTCTTGTCGCCTAATTCCATGTGACACTTTCTGCATAGTGCTTGTAGGTTTTCTATTGTATCTTTTGTTTTGCTGCCGCCCATTCCTCTTGCTTCGATGTGATGAATATCATTAGCTGTCTGTCCGCACATCTCACAGGCAATCCAACTGCTTTGATCGTAACCGAAATAGTCTAAATATATTTTAGTGTGCTTTTTCATTTAAAAAAATATCAAACAATAAATCTGTTGGTACTTGTGACATCCCTTTGGTTTCAGAACACCAATAGTAAATGAAGTCATGTTCATCGCAGCAAGTCCAATGATTCTCAGCAATCCATTCAGCAAATTTAATTTCAAATAACATCTTTCTTAAATAATAAACTCCACTTTGTAGGCTTTGACATCTCCAGTAATAGAGTGAATCCGCATTGCTCAAATAAATGCACCCAATGTGCTACAGGCTTGATGTTGATGTGTCCCCATTCTTTGTCAAAATTAGAGTAGTGAGGCGTAGATGAGAAATGAAAGTAATTACATTTTAGGTTTGCTAAAAATGGTTTTAACTTGTCGTCCTCTATATGCTCCATTACTTCTATGCAGGAAACAAAGTCAGCTTTGATTTTCTTAGTTGTAAAATCACAGATATGATATTCATCAGCTACGTTCCGCTCGTGGGCGTATTCGTAGTGGTGTTCATTGAGGTCGTAGTAAATAGTCTTGATGCCTTTCTTCTTCATTGCTAAACAATAAGCACCTACTCCACCACCTAAGTCTGTGTGTGTTTTAATATCTAACAGAGTTGTTATTTCATTTACAACATCGTCATACATATTTACAAATGATGGGTTATCTAAATGGATGCCGTTTCGCATCTCGTAGTCAAAGCATTGCTGATTATTCCAAGTTCCTCCGAATGAGTTCATATTCTCGTAATAGTTGTTTTGTTGTTTTTATTTCTTTTCCGTTGCTCCAATAACTAACACCTCTTACGATGTCGTATAAGACATAAGAGTTGTGCGCTAAGTATTCAGCAAATTTAACTTGTTCTTCTCTTTCTTTTTGGCTTTTGCTCATCATCTGCAATAGTAGCTGCTTGTATTTCTTGTTGTGCTTCTGCTCTTACAATTAACGAATATA